CCTTGCTTTCTTAGTTTCATATAATGCTGTAAGCATAGTATCAACTACTTGCTTAGCAGGGCCATCTATGTCTTGTAAATCTACTAGATCTGCTATCTCTCTACCAGATGTGCCTAGATCTCGTAATTGTTTTAGTAGTGTGCCTTGTACTAAATCAGCAATAACTACATTCTTAGAAGTCCAGTTTTCTATGCCATCAATAACATCATTGGTTTCATACAACTCTTTTAGATACTCTTGTGGTGACATATCTATAGGGTTTCTGCCCTGTGTTATTCTTTGATGACCTTCTACAGCTTCTCTAAACGTAGCTGCTAGAGCTTTTCTATCACCCTTAGCTGCTTGTAGTTCTTTAGCAAACTTCTCGCTACTCATCAACCCACGCAAGATTCTTTCAACCGTAGCGTCGTCTGTACCGCCCTCTAAGGCTATTCTTTCGCGTTCTACTGGTGTTGTTACAGAACCGGCAGAACCCTCCTCTGAGCCCCATTGAGTACGTGTCTTTGACAACTGCTCTCTGGCTTTCTGTGGTTCTACTTCTGATATGTGTGCAGCTTGGTGTGGTTGAGATATAGGTGCGTTTTTATCTGCTCTAAACTCTGTCTCGCCTTTACGTAATTGTGCTAGGCCGTTTTCAACAGTCTGATCTTTTATACTTTTGTTACGTTTAACAATTTGATCTATAGCAGGCTGTGCACCTTTTTTAAGAGTGTAAGCTAACCCGTCAAAAAACAGGCCAAACCCCATACCTTCTACAATGTTTTTTATTTTCATTACTACAGGATGGTCAGTATCTCTAGTAGATAGAGGTGTATCAAACCATCCATACCTATCACGTAATGCACCTAAAGCATTAGCTTCATCTGACTCTTTTGATATAAGGTCAGAAACAGCTCCTACAGCTGCACCTCTAACTAGGTTAGCTTTTGATAGTGCGATTAAACCAGCTGGTAAGGTAACTACGCCAGTAGCAGCGAGTCCTTTAGCAGCAAGAACAGTTCCAGCAGCTAAACTACCAAAATGTACTAAACCACGTAGTTGTTTACCCCACCATGTTTTTGTTTCTATTGGGTTATCATACCCTCCGAAAGGCGTAAACTCTGGTTTGTATGTACCAGTTTCTTCCCTTTCTCTTTGCATCTCTCCTGACAACGCATCCATTGTACGTTCTGGAAACGTAGCTAGAGAAGATGCTGTGTCTTGCAGACCACCAGACAGTATGGACTGGCCTTCTTTGATAAGTGCCTTAGCACCCCAAGTATCTGCGTTACGAGGGTCATACTGTACATCCTGAGCTTTTTGAACTTCTTGGACTTGCTGTTGTTTGGCGGCTTCATCTGCGATAATTTCTTTTTGATACTCGTCTGCTAATTCCTCTGCACCTTCTTCAAGGTAATCCAGATACTCTTGTTCAGTATTAGCCGAGTAATTTGAATCCGTCATAATTTTTATCTATTTATATTGGGTAACGGTTTACCTGACATCATATCAGCAGCTCCATATACTTTGACTTTATCTAGTATAGCCTTAGCTATATCAGCCTGTAAATTTTGAAACTGATTATTTGGCATGCCACGTAAATTAGGAAAGAATTGTAATACTGCTTCTTGTTCTTGTATGTTCAAGTTTGTTAATCTTTTCCAATCATTTCTACCTTCTGTTATTGCACCTACAATATCATTACTTTTATTAGCCTGTAGTCTTAAAAGACCTAGAACCATAAAACTTTGTGTATCTTCATTAAATGTAGCGTTTTTATCTACACCAGCTCTGTCTACTATATCTATAAACTCTTGTGCGGAGAAATTGTACCGACCAAATTTGTCACCACCATTTTTAGCAATAGCGTATAGCTCGCCTACAGTCATTTCATCTGCATTAGATCTGCCTCTGATAATACGGTTAGGTGGTGCTTGGTATGAACCATCTTCTGGGTTGCCAGCTGCATCGTGAAAAATTTTAAGCATTTCTGCTTCTTTAGTTACGTTACCATCTCCGTTTAAAACAGCTATATTTTTGGTAGCGTTAGGAAAACTAAGTAAATTGTCTCTATCTTCTTTAGTTAATGCGTATTTTTCTAAAGGATTTTTTACTATGTTGCCATACTTATCTAAGCCTCCTGTAGCTTCTAATCTAGACAAAGCGTACTCTCTAGGAGTTATACCTAAAGTTCTAACTATATCTGTAAAATACTCAGGAATTTGACCGAACTTACCATCGTCTAAATTTTTAGCATAGGTTTGTAGTGCCTGCTTTTCGTGTATTGAGTTAAAGCCTGAATTTTTTAAAGCAGCGTTTAAGTCTTTACTGACTGTTACTCTATCTGCTTTTATATCTGCTCCTGTAATTCGTAGAAGAAAGTCATACTTGTCCTTATATTTAGTACCTGTAAATAAGTCTTTTTCTATCTGAGGTAATGTTTTTGTAATAGCAGTTTCTACGGTCATATTTTTATCTTTACTTAGTAGCTCCTCTACCTGTTGAGTTAAGTCACCAAAAGCTCTATCAGCTTCAAAACCTTCTATAGTACTAATTGTAGTTACATTTAGTCCAGCTTGTTGTTTAGCTTGAACCCAGTTTTGTTTTAAATTTACCTTTGCTAATATTGGGTCAGCTTTACCTACTTTAGAATCATAGCTTTGTCCACTAGCTGCTACAGTTTCGTCACCAGATATACCTCTAGGAATATAAGACATGTTTACTGCTATTCCTTGTGCCCTAGCGTCTTGATGACCTTCGCTTATAAGTTGTTCTCTTTGCTTATCAGTTAACTCACTGGAACCAGTAGTTTCAAAATTAGCTTTTCGTAAATCTCTTGCTTTAGCTTCTAGCGTGTTTGTTATATTTGTTCTTATTTCTGACTCATTTACAGTTAATGTCTTCTTTGCATTTTCTAGAGCATTTCCCCATCTTGATTGATCCGACTTATTACCTAAGTCTTTAAAGGTAACTAATTCTTTTCTGCCATCACTATGTTTAAATCTAGCGTTCTCCATGAAGAACTTTAATTCATATTCACTTATATCTCCATTATCAGCTAAAGCTACAACTCTATCTACTAAATAATTTATACCATCTTTTGGTGTTTCAAACTTATCTGTAAAATCAAAACTAAGTCGTGTTAATAGTCCTACATTTTCATCGTTAAGATTAACAATAGTACTTGGATCATTAACATTGTAGCTGTTAGCTGCGGTTGTTAATTCTGTTTGTATGTATTTATCTGTCCTCTCTACTCTTTTAGTTTCAAAAGTTCTAAAGTTATCATTTTCCCAAGCAGTTAGTAATTGTTCTCTTTTCTTTGCTAGTTTGGGATAAAGCTCGCGTGTAAAGTACATTCTAAACTCACGGCCTTTAACATTAAGTCCAAGTCTTTTAGCATTAATAAAAACATTAGCGACAGCAGCTTGCATACCCCTGTCAACTACTTCTTCTGCTTCAGCAGTTGTAGGTTTATCTTTTAGGTTTGCGTTTAAAGCATACGTACCTAGACCTCCTACTATAACTTCATTTTTTCTTTTTAACTCTTTAACACTTACTTCGTCTGTATTTGTAAGAAACTTAGTGTTAAGAAGTTGCTGTAATTTACGATCTTTTTTTCTAGCATCTAATAAAAATGCAGTGTCTTGTGCCTCTAGTACTTCACCACGTTTAAGTGCATTTTCAAACTCAGTAGCTTTTATTTTATTATTGTATAGATCTTTAGCGTCTCTTATTTGTTCTCTAGCATCTTTATCAGCATCAAGTTGCTGCTTAAATGTATTAGCAGTACCAAGTAGATCTGCAATACCGTTTAAATTATCGTTAAAGTTTTTTTGTTTGAGTTTTTCTATTTCAATCATCTGATTGTAAAACTCTTGGGTGTCAGCTTGCTGTTTTGTTATTTCATTATTTACAGCATCTGTTAAGTCAGGTTCGACTCTTGCATAGTTATCACCAGTTTCGGGTAATCTATCCCGTGGTGTACCTATGACGTTTCCAAATGATGATGTCATAGCTTATCCAAATTTAAGAAATGATAATGGGCCGGGAGTCGGAGCACCAAACGCTCCTAAGCCATACGCACTAGATGCAATACTTAGTCCTGTTTGTGCAATCTGTAAAGCACCACCAAGCCTGTTTGTTGGAGGCATCATTACTGGTGTTCCGTATGATGGAGGTATACCAAGAGCTTCTCTAGCCGCAGCATTTTTTTGTTGAAACTTACGCACGTTAAGTTGTCTTACAGTTGCAGCGTCTTGTCCAAGAACATTATCTATCACGCTGTCAACTTTTGATCTTTTAGCTAATAGTAGCTGATACTGTTTAGCTCCGAATCTGCGGCTTTTACCGCCTTCATTTACTGGTTGTGTAGCAAAGTAAGCTCGAGTAGCATCTTCGTTAAACTTTCTACCTTTACCTATAGTTCTTAAAGATCTAACGTAGGCATCACTGGTATCTCGTGAAAAACCTAAAATGTTAGCTTCTTGTGCTTTTTCAAGCTGTGGTTCTTTGTTAAAATATTTAACAGTTTCAGCTCGAAATCTTGCATTTTTTTCTTGGGCTTTTAGTTGGGCTTCTTTTCTAAGCCCTTCGTTAGCGTCTATGCACACGGCAAAATTCTATAAATGTTACATTGTTCGGCCCATGTTTTAACTTACGTAAAAACTTGAAACCAAGAAACTTCAGCAGTTTTAAATGTACTGTGTTTCTACTATCAACTATATTCCAAAGGAGTCGCTCTTCGCGGCTATCGACATACCGCTTCGCTTCTCTTGCAAATGTAATTGGGTATCGGTGTATAGCAGGGGTGCAAAGCATCCATATATCACCTTCTTTTCCTACTCCGGCCATGCCAGCAGTCTTGCCGTCAGGCACTGTAAAATACACGTAGGATGGGTCGTGAGTCATTAGAACTGGTAAAAGGGTAGGATCTATCCCGTGACCCTCTTGTACCTCTCTGAGGTCGTCTGGACGTAGGTTAGAGGCCACTTCTGTAGCAGCCTCTATTGTGAGTGGGTGTATGTATTTAGACACGTTTGTAAAATCTGGGTGAAAAGTCTCCTTCCCAAGCCAACGCACGTAACGTAGCTGGAGCAGGGTGTGATGATCTAAGTATTACATCGACATTTGTGTTTCTTTCATACACAGGTATGGTTTTAATAAACTCATCTAGGTATGGTGCATCAGACACATCATACTCATCTAATTGTGTAGATTCGTATACTTCTGTGTAGTCAGGTTTACCGACACGTTTAAGTGTAGTTTCATAAAGACCTATCTTACCAAAATGTATTTTAATTCTATGTAATACTAACGATGCGTTTACATCAGCTCTACTTGCATTACCTTGTTGTCTAGTCGGATAGAATCTAGGAAACTTAACTTCGTATGGATATATGTAACCTATAACTAATTCTACGCCGTCCCATTTACCCGGTAATGTAAAGCTTGTACCAGATACCGTAGGTTTAGCATATCTACCGACGCGTGACGCACTGGTGTTTTTGTCAACAACTACTAGATCATGGTTTGGTGTTGTAACAGTGTTTAACCAGCTAACGCCGCTAAAGGTGGTGATATTCGTAGTTGGGTTAAAGCTGCCACCGCTAACAGTAGTATGATTATCCACGTGGAGTAAGAAATCTGTTTCATCTTGTACTATACTTGGATCGGTTGAGGTTTGCACGAGTTTGATACTTTGTAAATAGTAATCACTATCTAAAAAGAAATACTCATCATTTATAATAAAATGATATGTTAATGGATTGTTTAGTTTCCATTTAAACCATGCAGCCTGTTTTCTTTGTTCAGATACTTGGAAATACCTATAACCAAACACTACATCTGATCCAGTTTTACTCATTAGTATTATAGAGTTTTCTCTGGAGTTAGTAAGTAAGTCTATATCTTTTGGTAATAGTGTAGGTACAACTTTACTAACGTCAACTATTGACGGCTCTCCTTCTCTTCGTATGTTTGCCATTTCATTGAATCGACTAAACTTACCAGAGTTATCAATATATGCTACTGTAGTACCTAATGATATTGGAGCTATAGTTTCGTTATAATTAAAAGTAGATACACTTCTAAGCTTAGCTGTATCTGGGTTAAATACTGTATCGTCAGCTGCAAGTAAAAACTGTTGGTTTGTACTAAATATTAGTAGTCCTGTATTAGTTTCAATACCATCAAACAATTCTGATGGAAACATAGATGCAGCAGATATATCTACAGGGTCGCTAGCGGATACTGTAAGAGCTGTTTCTATAAAAAAGTCAGGTGTACCAAGCGATCCCGGACGTGATGTTATGACGTTTTCTCCTGATAGGATTGCTAACCTGTTTCGGAAAAACAGTACTTTATTAATACGTTTACCGTGAAAGCTAGGTAGTGGGTTAGTAATATCATCTCCTACTTCTCTATCTTTGTATGTAAACTGCTTAACAGTAAATGTAGTTGCAGCTGTACGTTGTATAACTAAAGGCATGTTAGTAAGAGTCTTAGCTATACCCGGTTTTGCACACTCAGACCAAGAGCCTACACCATCTTTATTATTTTCACCATCAAATCTAAGATAGTAGTCGTCTTCATCTGATCGTAAAGCGTTAGATACTTTTACTATATATCCATGTTTACATTGGTTAGGTAAGTTCTGAACATCGTTTATAGATGATTGAAAACATCGCATCAAATCTTCTTCTACAATATCAACACTAAACGAACTAGAGCTAGAAAGATATATACCTGTACCTACATGCTTACCTGTAACACCACTAGGTAAATCTGCTAAAATACCACCAATAATAGTGTCAGCTGTTACCGCTGTATCTGCGTCAAAAGGTGTAGGTTCTGGACGTACAAGGCCATCATCTTTGTTGCTAGTATCAAAGGTTGCATTAACTTCAGTAGTTTCGTGATCCTCTACACGTATTGTATAGTTAAAGCTTTGTGAAGCAGAATCTAATGTTACTGTTGCAATGTCTCCTGTAACCCATCCTTCTCCACCATGTAGTAATACAACGTCTCTATTGTACGAACACCTATAGTTTTGACCGTCTGGGCCATTTGCACTGGCATTATAGTTAGGACTAACACCTTGTTGACCTAAAGTATTGATTCTAAAAATTAAATTCTTTTTCTTTGCTGGGTCTTTCTGTAAGATATTAAATTGTTGAGTAGATGCCGTTCCCGGTGCAGTAATAACTATATTTGTACCAGCTTGAGCGTTGGATAACGAAGAAGCAACTCTAAAAGCGTTATCACTATTTTTAATTACAAAATAATTAGTACCGTTTGTAAGCCCTGTAATAGTAGTGCTACCAGCAACATATGTAAACTCGTCTCCAGTAGATAAACCATGATTGTTTACAAATATAAAACTGCCCGACTGTCCACTAAGACTTATATCAGATGAGTTAAATGTTAACGGCGTCTTTATACTTACAACGCTAGTTCCTGTGTAACTACCTGCTGCGGTAGCATTAAATACCTGAGTACCTATACCGGGACAATGTCCTGTACCATCTGACTCATCGAGTGTATCACTTTCTATTTTGATACGTGTAGCTCTAGTAAGACTTGTGACTAGTGTATTAGCACCATGAATGTTAAGGCCGTACTGTCTTCCGTTTTCTGTACGTAGTAACTCTACGAACCCGAAGTGAGTATCTGGAGTAGCATCTGTAGTTCCTGTAGTACCTATTGTTGTAACAGTTCTAGAGTCGCCAGCTGATGTGCCTGATGGAGTACCACCACCATCTATTTCTGCTTGAGTATAGTCACTAATATCTCTATTGTTAACAAATGTAGTATCGTTAATCGTTAAGAATTGTAAGTTTTCTGATGTAGCTGTTTGTAAATAGTTTTGTATTGGGATTTGGTCTACAGACGTTGCTTCTACAAATAACCAGTTGTTAGTCGTACCAGAACTGTGTGACGGAGCACTGCCACCACTGTTTATTGTACCTTGAGCTTCGTATACTTTATTATTAGCTTCGACGGTCTGACCAGCAGTGTAGTTCTTTGTACTACTCCATTCTGGGTCTGGCCCGTATAGTGTAGTCATTTGCTGTCCGTCGCTGCAACGCCATACTCTTACCTGACCATCAGGTGCTACTTGACCTATATAAGATCCTTCAGTTTGATCTCTGAAATAATGAAACCACGAACCACCACTCTGTACATTAGTTAATTTGTCAGATCCAATTCGTTTAGCACCCGGTCTTTTAAATAGACCTCTGGTTATGTCTGGTATTGCGTTTGTTACCTCTTGTACCTGACCGGGAAATTTTAGCTGGTCAGGCTGTTCTGACATTCCTAGTGAGTATTGAGGTATAGTTTGTGTAATGCCTGCCATTATCTCCTTAGATTTCTAAATGGTTGATAAGTTCTGTAGTGAGTTTCATCTTCAAAGCCCATCATGCTATGATCTGCTTGATTGCACTCATACTCCATGAGAGCTGCACGAGATAAAGCTTCCTGTTGAGCTAGTAATTTTACAAGCTGTGGGTTAGCAACGAGTTGTGTAGCTGCTGTTCGAGATGCTCTGTTAGTTATGTATCTTCTAAATACAATAGGTAGATCTTCAAAAAGATATAAACGTACAATATCTAATAATAAATCAGAATCAAAAACGTCTGTATGTTTTATCTTATCGTATAGTTTACCGTTGCGACGTACTAAATCTTTACGTCTATCAAAACGGTTGTCATGCAAATCCATGGACAATATATCATTGCCTATTGCAATGTTACCGTTAGCGTCTTTAGCAAACTCTACGTGTTTTTCTGTGTTAAAATGCCACCCCTCTGCCTGCGTGTCTACGTTGGCATCGCGGAGTAGATTGTATATAAATGATATTTCTGGGTTGTCAAAGTTAAGTGTTGTAATTGGTGCTTGACCTATAGCCCCCAGTATATTATTTACTGCGGACAGTTCTGTGTCGATGTCAATAGTTGTGGAAGCCATAAGAAAAAAGGGAGCCGAAGCCCCCGTATAAAAGTGTAAATTAAGCGTCGAAATCTGTTGTGTTTGCAGTACCAGTTGCAGAAGAAACTGCTTTACCGGCAATCAACTCAACAGCACTTGCTGGGTTTAGAGAATCTGCTCCCATAGCTAGACGACCTAAGATAACATCTCCTTGGTATACCACGGATATGTCTCCAGATGTTGTCTGAACTTGTGGGCCGATTGCTTCAACACATGCAGCAGCTTCTTTCTGGAAGATTAAGCCACAGCTGTTATTGAAGTTGTCACTGTTACCGTATGTGTTAACAGTCTTAGTTGCAGATGTACCGGATCTTTCGTCAGCCATTGTTTCGCCTACGAAGTCACCATTGTTAAGTGGTGCAGCTGTTCCGGGATCTGTAGCAGATGCAGAACCACCGAGCTTTGTACCGAACTTACCGAAGAATGGGATGTTCATTGACTTGAAGATCTGGATACCAGCGATCTCGATGATGCCGTTACCAGACTGCAATGCGTCTCCTCTTTCGTTACGGTTGATTAGTCCGTTAGTTTCTACGTTCTGTATAAGGGCGTAGTACTGTCTTGGGTTAAGTACAGCCACTCTGCCTTCACCAGAAACTCCTTTCTCGTCTAAGATCGCAGCAGCGTCATAGAAAGCTGTGATAAGGAATCCA